GAAAAAACTTCTTTTGAAGTTTTTTCCTTACTAGTTGCACATCTGTGCAATTGTCCGACGAATTTCCGGACTATTTTGGGTTAAAGATACTAATCCCAGATGCCATCGCGCATCTCAACTTGAATCCTCTACGGTGAAAAGCCGTACCACATCAGCCTCGACCGATAATTAAAGTAGGTCATCCGTTTTCTACGACCAACTGGCTGATGTGATGTTCAACGTCTACAGCCGGTCCATCATGAGTATGGACGTGCAAAACCTGAGTCGCCACCTTTCGAAGTTGGTGTGATAGTCGTAGGCCGACCCTGCCTAGCAGTTAATAAATAAACTAGCGTGAGCCTGCGATAAGGGCCAATCCTCGGGATGATCTACAAGTGATTACCCGCACTGAAGTCAACAAATTTGATTCGTTTCCACCTGATCTGGAGAAACCGATTTGTAATGGCTTGCGCCACGGCGAAGAGTGAATAACTCTGAGTGGCTGCCACCTTGACATTAAGTGTGTGTTCTACACCTGTATTATTAGGACATGATTATGGTCCTGTTTATGTTTTCTACAACCTACGCTGCTAATCAACGCTCATCGAGCACCGCGTGCGATTGGAGGGACTCTGTTTCTCTCCTCTTAGTAGTTTGCTATATATTTATATTGTCTCGTATAGACGTCAACCCGCGTCTCTAAATAAAGCTGGATAAAAAGATGTATTATTCATATTTTCATATCACATCGTACCACATTTATGAGGGGAAACTCTGGAATGGCATTAGCCGGTCAGAGTATAAAGAACCGTCAGAGGGGATGTGCGAGTTTCCAGTCACATTAGTGATACTGGACCACATTACCGCGCCCTGGGGACTTAGAGGTACAGTGGTGTACGAGAGGTGTGTGTTAGGCGTAGCCTGCACTCACTTTCTCCTCTGCCCACCGAGGCCTAGTCATCTTTATACAATGCCTAGAGAACAACCAAATGAATTACAGAACACGTGAAAGTCGAGTTCTAGGTCGGGGCCCCTGAATGGGTCCCTATCCCAGCGACGGGGAGAAATAATACGTTTTTAAGACCAAGTACGACATACCATTTACCGATTTATCATGAGCTGCCTCAAGATCTCCGTTAACATGTACTCCGCCCTCGACTCTTTCGATGGCTCCGATGAAATGCACCAAGCGCGTGCTTTCCTCGGCTCGTCCGTACCCAACTATCAACTGTACTGCAACGCTTTGGAGGCCACCACCTCCATCAAGCGCACGCAGCGCGAGCGCACCGAGCGCAAGCGCAACTCTCAGGCGATCCATTTTGCCACTGACGTCCGCGACGTCCTTCGCAGTGCAAAGCACACCCCCGACACCACGCAGTGCGTGGTTCAGTCGGCCGAATACCCCATGTTCGAGCAATTCGGACAGTACCTCAAGGACATCAAGATTCCTGGGGGCACCTCCACCGCCATGCAGACGTGGTTCCACAACAACAACCGTCGTTCAGGTATGTCCCTCCTAGGGAAGTACGTGGACCTCAACCCTGAAGTGGACACCCTCTGCAACATGGTCGAATCTATGGGAATCTTTTGGTACATGACAGCCCGCGCCACAAACAGTGCTGACCGTTATGTCGCCCTCGCCACCTACTCGAAGCTGATGAACACCCACGTGAGTGAGTATGCCCTCGGCTTCACCATGGCCCAGCAAGCGTTCAACTACTTTTGTCCGCAAGATGAGATGGAGACGCAATCCGCGACTCTACCCATCTTCGACACGATGCGTTCCTTCTTGGACAAGTTCGAGGTCATCCAGGCCTCCCCCTTCTTCACGAAGCTCTACAAGTTCAGCATGTTCAGTCTCGCCCACTCGCTCTTCAAGCCCGTGGGTATTGATATGGACTTCCTGCGCTTCGACACCATCGCACAAGAAAGCATCAAACGCAAATACCACCTCGGACCTGACATGGTTCACTGTGTCCTCGACACGGTGCTGTTCCTGGCCGAACGCGGATACCAAAGCTACCAGGCCGGAACCATCATGCCCATGTTCCATTCCGAAGCCAAGTACCAAGACTGGTATGACCAGGCAGAGAAGCTCAACCGCCAAGCACACTTCCTCAGCAATCCTGAGGTGCACGGCATCGATCGTTTCGCCTACCTGGCCGACTTGAAGGACGCAATCGAGCGTGGTCACAGCATGCGCAAGTGCACAACGAAGAAAGACGAAAAGTTGATCATCACTAAGCTCTTGTGTGCGCTGGAACTCACCCACGACCTCGAACTCACTAAACGAGCTGCCCAAGCTGACCGTAAAAGTCCCTTGTGCTTGCTCCTCTATGGTGGATCGGGCATCGGCAAGTCCACGCTCCAAAACGTCCTCTTCCAGCACTACGGCAAACGCCGTGAACTGAAGACGAATCCTGAGTACCGCTACGTGCGGAACCCGGCTGATCCGTTTTGGTCCGGCTTCAACACGACGCAGTGGTGCATCATTTTCGACGACGTTGCATACCTATCCCCCAAGTTAGGAGTGCTCGACCCCACCCTCAGTGAGGTCATCTGCGTCGCGAACAATGTTCCCTGCGTGCCGAACCAGGCCGAGTTGGCTGACAAAGGACGCACGCCAGTCCAAGCCGAACTGGTCTTGGCCTCGACAAACACCGAGGACCTCAACACCCACGCATATTTCAGTTGCCCACTCGCTGTTCAGCGCCGCTTTCCCTTCGTCCTTGACGTTACGGTGAAGGCGGAGTTCCAGCATGTTGACAGGCCTGGTATGCTCGATAGCGCCAAGGTGCCACCCGTCGTGGTGGGCTCCTACCCCGACTTCTGGAACTTCACGGTCAAACGTGTCGAGCCAGCAGGCGTGGAACGGCACAATCAGCGTGGTAAGCTCGTCGAAGTCACGCGCTTCACGTCCATGAAAGATCTCATCTGCTGGTACAACACCGTCATTGACGACCACATGTGCACCCAAGAGAAGGTCGACGTTGGCACAAAGAGCATGGTTGAAACCCAACTGTGCACTGAGTGCAAACTCCCGACCGAGTGGTGCACGTGCGTGCGCGTGCAGGCTGACGTTGTCAGCGACGACCCACCCACAACTTTAGCCGTCTACGTGCCGCCCACCTACCTCGAAGAACCCATCGTCGAGGAGGCGTGGAAGTGGCCCTTGCTCGACTACCTCTCCACGCTTGATACTGTCACGTGGATCGTGGTCATCTGGTACGCCATCATCCGTTGGTTCTGGGTCGATTCTCGCATCGCGTTCATCCCTACCCTGATGTTTGGCGACGGCTGGTACGCACGCATGCTCCTCCGCAGTAAATTCAAGTTTCGCCTCGTCCGCGCCGCCCTAGGCGCTGTCGGAGCAGTGAACGAAGTGTCTCTCGGGGGTGGCGCGAAAATGCGCAACATCGCGCTCGCTGTTGGCGGATGTCTGGTGGCCTACAAAACTATCAGCGCCGTCCGCGGTTTCTTCGGAACCACACCCGTCCAGGGTGGGGTCTCTTCGAAGCACCAGCCCGCGCATGAAGCTCTCGCGTCTATCGGCAAGCGCCCAGATGTGAGTGAAGAGTACGTGGAGAAACCCTCGTACGCCGACAAGTACCCATTTTCGACTGCGGATTTGTCCCAGACTACGTTGTGCTCGAAGGGTCAAGATGGCAATCTCATCGCCCAACACATCGAGGCCGCCACATGCATGTTCATCTCCCATGGTGACGGTGCCACGCGGATCACGACAGCTGTCAACGTCCGCGGGGCCACGTACATCCTCAACAATCATGGTATCCCCCCCACCTGCCCGTTCTTTTTGGATGTGGTGTGTGAGAAGAAGGGGACACTATCGGGGAGCATGAAGGGGATCAAGATCACCGAATCCATGGTCCACCGCATCCCGGAGAAAGATCTTGCTTTCATCAAGCTCCGTTGCCGCCCGCCATCGTCAGATATCACTAACTACTTCTGCAAGAAGAGTTATGTGGGTCTGCTTGAGGGCCGGTACATTGGACGCGATGTCACAGGCAAGTCATGGACACGCGAGGTAGCGAACATCAAGCTGGAGGCGCGCAAGTGGCTGTCACACGAAGCGCTCATTGAGCAACCCGTGTGGACAGGCCGCGTCGCGGTTCCGACTGTACTTGGTGATTGTGGATCTTTTCTTTTGTCGAACACGCCCGCAGGCTGGGCTATTCTCGGCATCCACACACTCGGGAACAACAAAGAGTCTGTCATGGCCATGAAGGTGGATATGGAGACAGTGATCGAGGCGTGCAACACGCTCGAACCAGAATATTGCTCCCGGGGATCAGTCAAGATCTCAGCTCCGTCTGTGACGCGCAACCTTGGAGACCTCTCGACGCAGAGTGTCATCAAGAACGCCAACAACGGGGTTGCCAACGTCATCGGCTCTTTCACCAACGAATTCCGTCAGCGTAGCCGCACTAACGTGGTTGCAACGTTCATCGCACCTTTCCTGCTGAAGTACGGTTATGAGGCATCTCGCACGAAGCCTGATATGACCAAACGCCCGTGGGTGAACGCTTTAAACGACACGACCCGCCCTGTAGTCCTGATGGACAACGACGTTCTTGATGCCGCCAGGGACAACTTCATCGCCGAGACATCGAACTGTGGCGTCGGTGGTGTCCATGTCTACCCGTTAGACGTGGCCATCAACGGTTGCCCTGGACTCGTCTACTGCGACAAGATGAATCGCAAGTCTAGTGCTGGCGCACCGTACAAGAAGTCCAAGAAACACTTCATGTACTTCCTGAACGAGGCAGAGTCCACAGACATGGACGTCGTCGACGAGATCAAAGACACTGTCGCCGACATGATCGCCACTTACAAACGTGGTGAGCGTGTGCACACGGTGTACTGTGGTCACCTCAAGGACGAACCAGTCACGTTCGAGAAGAGTGCTCAAGGTAAGACGCGCGTGTTCACGGCGTCAGGCATCTCCTACACACTCGTGGTGCGCATGTACCTCCTCTCAGTCATTATCCACATGCAGAAGAACCGTTTCACGTACGAGACGGGTCCAGGCACTGTAGCACAGAGTCTAGAGTGGGAAGCCATTCGCGAGTACTTGGTTCAACACGGTGAAGATCGGATTGTAGCAGGCGATTACTCCAAGTTTGACAAGCGCATGCCAGCTAACGTCATCTTAGCCGCCTTCGACATCATCTACGATCTCTGCCGTCGATCGGGCTACGCAGACGACGACCTCAAAGTCGTCCGCGGCATCGCTTACGACACCGCTTTCCCCACAGTTGACTTTAACGGAGACCTCATCGAGTTCTACGGAAGCAACCCGTCGGGGCACCCTCTCACCGTCATCGTCAACGGATTAGCAAACTCGCTCTACATGCGATACTGTTATCTTGTCCTTCGCCCGCCTACGGACCGGACACCGTTCCGATCCAACGTTGCACTCATGACATACGGTGATGACAACATCATGGGCGTGTCCAAGAACGCAGAGTGGTTCAATCACACAGCGATTCAGAAGGTTCTCGCACTCGTCGATATCGGTTACACCATGGCCGACAAGGAAGCGGCGTCCGTGCCGTACATCCACATCAACGATGCTAACTTCTTGAAGCGCACGTGGCGGTGGGACGAAGATGTCGGAGCCTACGTGGCCCCACTGGACTCGTCTTCCATCGAGAAGATGCTCATGGTGTGCGTTGCCAAACCTAACGTCACGCCCCGGCACCACGCAATGCAAGTCATCGGTACTGCCATCCGAGAATACTTCTGGTACGGTCGTGAGATCTACGAGACGTCGGTGGCAAAATTCGAGGAGGTTATCAAGGCCGCAGATCTTGAGCTCTACATGGATGACACTGTCTTCCCTACATGGGAGTCCCTCCGCGATGACTTCTGGTCGCGTTCGAAGCACGTTAAGCTTCAGCGACCAGTAGCTGATCAGTAGATCAGCATCCTGGGAGAAAACCCATTAGACAAATCTAGGAGAAAACCTATCTAACGAATAAATCTTTAGTGTGTGGGCTAGCCACCCCCACTTCATAACATGGCACCTACCAACCAATTTGAGGAGCTCGACTGCAGAATCGAGCAAGGTAGAGTGTCGGTACCAGAACCGACACCTGGCGTGACCCCAGTTGGGTCACCTGTGTATACTGACTACACAGCTCTTGATATGAGTGTGCAATCTGAACCTATCCCTGCCATGAGTGGGGTGGATTTGTCAGCAGATGTGCATGAAACGGTGACGTTCAATGATACGTCCCGCGGCGCTGTCGCGGGATTGGACATTGCGCCACCTGATGTTACGAGCATCGATCAGACTGAGAACATCGACTTTGTCAAGTTCCTGTCGCGACCGGTGCGCATCGCCTCCTTCACGTGGGCGGAAGCAGATGTTGTAGGAACCACGCGGAATTTCAACCCGTGGGAACTCTACTTCTCTGATGCGCGTGTGAAGTACAAGTTGAACAACTTCTCGTTCATCCAGTGTAAGCTTAAGTTGAAAGTGTTGCTCAATGCATCCCCGTTTTATTACGGGCGTATGTACATGGGCTACCAACCTCTCCCGACGCTGACACCGAGTACCATCCAGAATGACTCTGGCACGAAGTACTTTATTCCTCTCTCCCAGCGGCCCCATCTATGGCTTGAACCGCAGTTGAATGCCGGTGGTGAGATGACCCTACCGTATTTCTACCAGTCGAACTGGATCAATGCTCAGTCGAACCAGGCGATGATCGACCAAGGGCGTCTCTCGTTCGTCAACTACACAACCCTAGAATCTGCCAATGACGCAGTCGGTTCAGGAGTGACCATCTCGGTCTACGCCTGGGCTGAAGACGTTAAGCTGTCCGGCCCCTCAGTGGGTCTGGCGACGCAATCCATGGTCGTGCAATCTGACGAATATGGCCAAGGCGCCGTATCGGGCCCCGCGTCTGCGGTGGCTCGTGCGGCGTCCATGCTCGAAAAAGTTCCCGTTATAGGAAAATTTGCAACAGCTACCCGCATGGGAGCTAGTGCAGTGTCGAGTATAGCCTCATTATTTGGATGGACCAACGTCCCCGTGATATCGGACACTCACCCAGTCCGTCCTGACGCATTCCCGCAGCTTGCGAGTACGCAGATAGGATATCCCGTCCAGAAATTGACTCTGGATCCAAAGAATGAATTGACTGTCGACCCGACCGTGGTTGGGTTGACGTCAGATGATGAGTTGAACATTGTGGCCTTAGCAGGGCGCGAGTCCTACTTGACCACTGCTACGTGGAGTACTGCAGATGCGAGCGACAAGGTACTGTTTACCAGCCGAGTCACACCGCGACTGTATGACACCGACGGTGCCACGAACGCGAAGATCTACATGACGCCGTTGTGTTGGGTCTCTGCGCTGTTCAACAACTGGCGCGGTGATATCGTTTTTAAATTTTCGATTGTCGCCTCCCAGTTTCACAAGGGCCGCCTGCGGATCTCTTTTGACCCTACAGGCTCAGCCGCTATGAACATCATTTCCGAGGTTAACACCTCCAACGTAGTGTTCACCTCCATCATCGACCTTGGTGTATCTAATGAGATCGAGTTTGTCGTGCCTTACCAGCAAGCCATCTCTTACCTCACCAATCGGTCGACGGGCTATACGACCGCCAATCTGGCATTTTCCACGTCGGCGACACCGACGTACACGTACAACCCACAGTTTGACAACGGTACTATCATGGTCCGTGTCCTCACTGCACTGACGGCTCCCGTCGCTGTATCCGAGGTCAAGATCATGGTGGCAGTCCGCGCAGCCGACAATATCGAGTTTGCCAATCCGGTGGAAGCACCTGATTTCTCGATGTTCGCTGTACAGTCGGACACCATTACCTCAGCCACGCTAGGTACCATGCAGAACAAGCACTGCAAGGAGCAAAATCTCATCAACTTCGGTGAGACTGTCAAGTCCCTGCGCTTGCTACTGCGCCGGTCCACCCTGGTCTCTGTGTCCACACCCTCGCCTGACACGACGAGTGATGTGGTCATTTGGAGGAAGAATTACTCCAAGATTCCAGGAATGTACGGCTACGACCCTGGCGGGATCAACAACGCCAAGGGGATTGTCGTACCGGGCTCGAATTTCCAGTTTAACTATAGCCACGGCTTGCCACTTACGTGGGTCTTACCCGCATTTGTTGCTTACCGTGGTTCCACAGTTTGGACATTCAATGTTGCTTCTGGTAGCACGCCAGTTGAACACATGCGAGCTATTCGTCTCACAGCAGGAACACAGACCGCTGGTGAGACGTCCACCACGTTCGCCCTGGGTACACCAGGTCCCAACACACGTAACTTTTACTTCTTGGACCCTGGCGCCTCAGGTTGCGCACTGACGAACTCGCGCACGTCGGCCGGCTTAATTGCTGGTGCGCCAAACTACAGCCCTTACAGGTTTCAAAGTACGGCGCCCAAGTACTACACCGTCCCGACCAGTGCAGATGGTTCCAACTTGGACATGTACCGATTAGAGTGCATGTTCTCAGGCACGGGCGCACCCCTACCTGGCAAGTCTACTGTCTGGGCATACCACGCTATCGGCACAGATTTTAACGTGCATTTCTTTTTGAATGTACCGACTTTCTGGGCCTATACTAGCGTGCCAGCGGCGAACTAGTTGAACCATCGGTTTGGTGATACCAAATACATCACCCCCACATGAGCAGTGGGTCATCAAATCTAAAAGGATAAAAGCCTACCCAACCCACGTATGTACGCCCCACTTGAGGGGAGCTGCGTGATCAGATGTTGGATGGCCACCGGTATGGTCGGTATCCTCTCACGCAAGTGAGTTGTTAAAACCTGCAAGGACTCGAGA